TTCAAGTTAATCGCCTCGTCAATTGCAACGTCTACATGAACGGCGACTCCCAGCTCGGCCGGTGCGAAGAGGCCAAGGTGCCGGCCGTCAAGTACGTCATGTCCGAGCACAAGGCGCTCGGCATGAATGCAAAAGTGGAATTGTACACCGGCATCGACAAGATGGAGGCCGACTTCAAGTGGGCGAGCTTCTACCCCGACGTGCTGCCGACCATCGCCAACCCCTTCACCGCCGTGGCCTTGCAGGTGCGCGGCTCGCTCCAGACCTGGGACGATTCGGGCCTCATCGTCGAGACGGCCATGGTGGTGCATCTGCGGGGCCTGTTCAAGGAGATCTCGTTCGGGGACTACAAGATGCTGTCTCCGGCCGAATTCCCGAGCAAGTTCGCCGCCACCTACGTCAAATGCGTGTCCGACGGCACCGAACTCTATGAGGTCGACGCCCTGTCCAACATTCTCAAGGTCAATGGCGTCGACCTGCTGGCCACCTACCGGCTCAACATCGGCGCGTAAACGACAAAGATGCCTCCGGCGGCCGGGGGGATAATCCCCCCGGACCCCTTGGCGGCAAAAAGGGAGTGAACCATGAGCGAACAGACCGAAACCGTCACCGAACAGGTCGTCCCGGCCGATGGCCAGACCACCACGAGCACTGCGACCGACGCCACCGCCGCGCCGACGCCGGGCCCGGCCCCGGCCGAGTTTCTTCTTGAGGAAGATGCCAGCGAGGGCACCGGGCAGCCCAAGCCGTTCAAACTGCCCTCTGGCGTGTCCGTGGTGATTCGCAACGACGGCAAGGGGCGTGACCTTCTGGCCGCCCAGCGCGCCGCCGGCAGCGATGAGAACTTGATCATCTATGCCCTGATCTCACAACTCAGCACATTCAATGGCCAGAAAAAGGTCATGGAAGACATCCTGGAAATGCCCATCGGCGATGTGATGACATTGTCCGGCAAGATCACCAGCGTGGCCGGCGGCGATTTTTTGCCGTCAACGACCGCGCCGTCATCCACCTCGCAGCCGTCACCGGCTGGAGCCACCGCGAGCTGATGGACATGGACGCGGCCGAACTGGCCCGGTGGTGCCGCGAGGCCGTGAGCTACCACAACGACATGAACAAGACGGAATAGCAGGGGCGGCGCAAGGCCGCCCCTTTGGCCGGAGCGAGCGTGGACAACCTGTTGCAGATCGGGATCGTGCTGACCGCCATCGACAAGATGAGCGGCGTCATCAATGGCGCGACCCAGAAGGCCGCCCAGGGCTTCGCCAAGTTGCAGCAGCGGATCAAGGCTTGCTCGGCCACCATGACCGAGATGGGCACCAAGGCCAGCCTCATGGGGCACGGCATCCTCACCGCCCTGGAGACGCCGGTCAAGGCCTTCGCGGATCTCAACGAGGCATCCACGGATCTGCGCGTGGCCATGATGGACAACCTGGGGCAGATCCCGCCGCAGTTCGCCGAGATCAACAAGCAGGCCGTCGTCTTGGGCAACCTGCTGCCCGGCACCACGGCCGACTTCGTCAACTCCGCTCGGGCGCTCATCGAAAACGGCACGGCCCTGGACACCATCGTGGGCGGCGGCCTCAAGGCGGCCTCCTACCTCGGCGTCATCCTCAAGTTGCCCCAGGCCGGCGCGGCCGAGATGGTGGCCAAGTTCCGGGAAGCCTTCGGTCTGACCTCAAACGAACTGGTCAAGATGGCCGACCTGACCCAGCGGGCAAAATTTGCGTTTGGGCTCGATCCCGAGGAAATCAAGTACGCCGCCCAGTATGCGGGCAGTACCCTCAACAACCTCAAGCTGACCGGCATCGCCAACACCAAGGCCTTTTTAGCCATGCAGGGCATCGCCCGCCAGAAGGGCATGGAAGGCTCGGTGTTCGGGACCAACTTTGCATCGATGCTCAACAATATCGGCCAGATGGAACAAAAGTTGGGCCGCAACTCCAAGATCATGAAGGCGGTGAACGCCGATCTGCGCCAGGCCGGCATCCACCTGCAATTTTTCGACAAGACCGGAAAATTCGGCGGGTTGGAACACATGGTCGGCGAGCTGGAAAAGCTCAAGGTGCTCTCCGACCAGCAGAAGCTCAACGTCATGAACAAGATCTTCGGCATGGAGGGGGGCCGCGTGGCCTCCATGCTGTCCCAGGCGGGCGTGGCCGGCCTGCACGAGTACATGGGCCGTATGGAGCGCCAGGCCGACATCATGCAACGCATCGACGCCATCACCAAGTCGGCCAAAAATACCTGGGAGGCGCTGACCGGCACCATCGAAAACTTCTGGGCGGCCGTGGGCGAGCCCATGGTCTCCTCGCTCTATCCCCTTATCCGTGCGGCCAACGACTGGGTGGGCGGCCCGCTTATGGAGTGGGTGGCCAAGCACCAGGAGCTGGTCAAATGGCTCGGCCTGGGTGCGGCAGCGGCCGGCGTGCTGCTGGTGGCGCTCGGCGGCCTGGGCATCGTGGCCGGCGCAGTGGTGGCCGGTCTGGCGGCGGTCGGGAGCGTTATTGCGGCGCTCTTTTCGCCTGTGACCCTGATCGTTGCTGCCGTGGTCGGCGGAGCGGCGTTGATCATCGCCAATTGGGGCAAGGTCAGCGCCTTTTTTCGTGGTTTGCGGCAAGGCCTGACGGCTGGTCTGGCTCCGCTCAAAGGCTTGGGCGGCCAGGTGGCCGGCTGGTTCGCGCCGCTCTTGGCCGTCGGTCGCGCCGCCTACAACTTTTTCCTGCGTCCCTGGGTGGATGCCATCAAACAGCTCATCGGTTGGTTCGGCCGTTTATTGTCGCCCATCACCGCGTCCACGACAGCCGCCCAGGCCATGGGCTACCGCGTCGGCCGTGGGATCGCCGCGGCAATCACAGGGGTGTCAGGGCTCACCAAGGCGTTTTTGGCGTTGCCGGCCACGCTCTACAATGCCGGCGTCGGCATGATCACGCAGTTGTTGGCCGGCATCAAATCCGCCGCTGGCAAGCTCTATTCCGGGGTTGCGGAGGTGGCCGCCAAGGTCCGCAGCTACTGGCCGTTTAGCCCGGCCAAGGCCGGCCCGCTCCGGGACCTGCATCGCGTCCGGATCATCGAGACCATCGCGTCGGCCGTGCATCCGGAGCCGCTCGTCAAGGCCATGGGCGCGGCGGCCGCCGCCGGCATGCTGGCCCTGGCCCCCCTGACCAATCCGGCCATGGCCGCCCGGCCGCGTCCGGCCGCCCTCACGCCCTCCGCCACGCGCGGCGCAGCCGCTCCCGTCACCGTCCATTTCGCCCCACAGATCACCGTCCAGGGCGGTGCCAACACAGACGGCATCATGGCGGCCCTCAAGGCCCACGAGCACGAGCTGGTGCAGCTCATCGAGCAGGCCATGGCCCGCGCCGCCCGGAGGCAATACTGATGGAGACCCAAGATTCCGCACCCTACGCCATTCTGGGCGACGTGTTGTTCCGCTGCCTGATGGGCTGGGAGCACTTCGAAGCTACCCGGGCGGCCAACTACGCCGAGCACGCGGTGATCGAGGGCAAGCCACGCTTGCAATGGACCGGCGACGGCCTGGAAACGCTCAACATCGTCATGGGCTTCCACGTCCTCTATTGCGATCCGGATTTTGCCATGCGCCACTTGCGCCGCCGGCTGGCCGATCACAAGGCCATGGCTCTGGTGCTGGTCAATGGCTTCTATCGCGGCCGATACGTGCTCACCGAGCTGTCCGAGGGCATCCGCCATACCGATCCCCAGGGCAACACCATCGCCATGGAGGTCCGGGCCACCCTCAAGGAATGGGTGGGCACGGCGGCCGCATCGGATACGGGTGTCGCCATCTCGACGAACGGTGCCAGCCTGTGCGGGAGCGTGAAATCATGACCACCTATCTGGCCCACATCACGTCCGAGGGCGAACGCTGGGACCACCTCGCCTGGCGCTACTACGGCGACGCGACCGGCTACGAGCGCATCATGGCCGCCAACCCGACCGTACCCCGTGAAACCGTGTTGCCATCCGGTGTGCGCCTGCGCATCCCGATCATCGCCGCCCCGGATACGCTCACGGAGGATCTGCCGCCATGGAAACGGTAGCGCGGTTGCAGGCCGTCCGCGCCCCGCAATGGACGGTGGCCATCGCCGGCAAGGACGTGACGTCCGCCATCATGTCCTACGTCCGGTCGGTCACCTACACCGATCACGCCCATGGGGCCTCCGATGAGGTGGAGCTGGTCCTGGAGGATTCGACCGGCGTGTGGCGGACAACCTGGTACCCGAGCCAGGGCGACGCGGTGGTGGTGGCCATGGGCTATGCCGGCGAGCAGCTCCTGCCCTGCGGTTCCTTCCAGATCGAGGAGATCGAGATCTCCGGCCCCGAGGCCGTCATGCACATCCGGGCGCTGGCCAGCGGCATCAAGGAGGCCCAGCGCACCAAGCGGTCGGCGGCCTACGAGGGCACCACCCTGCGCGAGATCGCCACGAGCGTGGCCCGGCGGCACAAGTTCGAGGTGGTGGGCGAGATCGCCGACGTCCGGCTGGGGCGCATCACCCAGCACCAGGAGGGTGACCTGGCCTTTCTCAAGCGCCTGGCCGGCAACTACGGCTACGTATTTTCGGTCAAGGGATCGCAGCTCGTCTTTTCCAAATACTCCACGCTGCGGTCGGCTGCGGCCGTGTTGACGCTCCATCGCGTAGGCGATGTGGTGAGTTACAGTCTGCGGGACAAGTCGCTCAAGGTCTACAAGGACGCCACCTGCGCCTACGACGATCCCAAGACCAAGACCTGCCTGACGCATACGGCCAAGGCCAAGGACGTGGCGTCCGGCGACACCTGCAAGGTGGTGCGGCGGTGCGAAAACGCCCAGCAAGCCAAGTTGCAGTCCGCAGCCGCCCTGGAGCAGGCCAACGACGGCAAATGCGAGGGCACCATCACCACCGAGGGCAACACCCGGTTGGTGGCGGGCAACACGATTACCCTGGCCGGGTTCGGCCATTTCGACGGCACCTATCTGATCGACGAGTCCCGGCACACGATCGAGCCCGGTAAGGGCTACACGACCGAAATCACCGTCAAAAAGGGCTACGAAGACAGCGAGGGGGACGACGATGCTTAAATTCGGCGTCGTCTCCGCCACCGACCCGTCCACCTGTCGGGTGCGGGTCAAGTATCAGGATAATGAGGGGATCGAATCCTACTGGCTGGCCGTGACCCAGCGGCAAGCCTACGGCACCCGCGACTATCACATGCCGGAGATCGGTGAGCAGGTCGCCTGCCTGGTCGACGAGCACAACGAGGAGGGCGTGGTCCTGGGCGGCATCTATTCGGCGGCCGATCCGACGCCGGTTGCGTCCCAGGACAAGCGGCACGTGGCGTTCAAAGACGGGGGCGTTATTGAATACGACGCATCGGCCCATCGGGCGACCGTTACATTGCCGGGGCAGGCTCGCATTACCCTCGGCCAAGAGGGCATCCTCGAAGTACATGGCGCGACGACAATTGTCCTGCACGGTGCAGTCGATATTGATTGCCAGTCCGTACTAAACCTACGGGCCAAGGGCGGCATTGTCTACTGGATTCCCGGTTCCTCTACGCGGCCATATGCCGCAGCAACGATCCCGCCCGTGGAGGATGCATGAGCATCGACGTCACCCAGATACGTTCCGTCGACTGGTCGCGCCAGGTCGGGAGCGCCGGGGCGATCGTCGAGCAGCTCGACGACATTGCCCAGTGCATCCGCATCATCTGCGGCACGCCCAAAGGCGCGGTGGAGCACCGGCCGGAATTTGGGTGCGATGCCTGGCGCTACCTGGACCACCCCACCAATGAGGCCCTCCCGAACATTATCCGCGAATGCACCGACGCCATTGCCCAGTGGGAGCCCCGGGCCACGGTCACCAACATCGCCCCTACCTATGATGGTCCCCATGTGCATCTGACCATCACCTGGTCCGCCACGCTCGGCTCGGCCGGCACGGATACCGAGGTAACGTATGACCTCACTCGACCTCAGTAGCCTGCCCGAACCGTCATTCATCGACCGGGACGCCTCGACCGTGACCAATGAGATGGTCTCGCAGTTCGAAGTCATGTCCGGCAAGACGCTCTATCCGGCCCAGCCCGAGCGCGTCGAGATCGACATGGTGGCCTACCGCGAGATGCTGCTCAGGATCGGCATCCAGGCCGCTGCCAAGCAAAACCTGCTCGCCTATGCCACGGGTGCGAACCTGGATCACCTGGCCGCATTCTATGATGTGACCAGGCTGGCCGCCCAGTCGGCCCGGACGACGCTGCAATTTTCGGTGACCACGGCCCGATCGGCCGCCGTGGCCATCCCGGCCGGCACTCGCGTGGAGACTAAGGACGGCAAGTACGCCTTTGCCACCACGGCCCAGGTCACCTTGGCCGCCGGGGATCTGACCGTGACCGCCACGGGCCTGGCCACCACGGCCGGCACCGGAGCCAACGGCTACCTCCCGGGCGAGATCACCAACCTGGTGGACAGCATCGACGTGGACGCCGTGGCCAATACCACCACCAGCTATGGCGGCCTGGCCGCCGAGGATGACGACCGGCTCCGCACCCGCACCCAACTTGCCACCGAGGCGTTTTCGACGTGCGGCCCGACCGGGGCCTATCGGTTTTGGGCGCTCAGTGCCCATCAGGGCATCGCGGACGTAGCCGTGGTCTCGCCCTCGGCCGGGGTGGTGCAGGTGCATCCGCTCATGTCCGACGGCCTGCCGTCGAGCGAGGTGATCGCCCTGGTGGCCACGACGTTGGCCGCCGACACGGTGCGGCCGCTCACCGACCTGGTGCAGGTGGTGCCGCCGGTCTCGCGCGATTACGCGATCGAGGTCGGGATTGCAGTAGAGGACGGCTACGACGCCGCCACGGTCCTGGCTGCCGCCAAGACGGCGCTCACGACGTATGCCGCCGGCCGGGCGGCCCGGCTTGGCCGGGACATCGTGCCGGCGCAGATCATTTCCGCCGCCGCCGTGGCCGGCGTCCATGACGTGACGGTCACATCCCCGGGCCTGCTCGTCCTGGGGGAGGCCGAGTGGGCGCATTGCACGGCCATTGCCGTGACGCTCACGGGGGTGGTCAGTGGCTGACGCGCGCCTCGTCCCGCCGGGTATCAACGATGCGACCAGCCAGGCCATTGCCGGCTTGACCGACCGCTTCGACGCCCTGGATCTGGACGGCCTGCTGTCGACGCCGGTCGACACCCGCCTGGACGCGGTCCTGGAGCACCTGGCCTGGGCCTATCATGTAGATGGTTGGGAGTACGTCGAGACACGCGCCCAGAAAATCGATCTGATCAAGCGGTTCTACGAGTTCCACAGGTACAAGGGGACCGTCTACGGCTTGCGCCTCTATCTCAACACCTTTCTGGGCCGCGACCTGCTCGCCTGCTCGCCGCCTACGAAATCCTTTTGCGGCGCATCCCTCACCGACGCCGAGCGGGCGGCCTGGTCGGCCAATTTCCCGGAGCTACGCGTCTCCCCCTATCGTCACAATGGCACGAGGCAGGGCGCATTCGTCGGGGACTATGCCTCGGCCTGCTCCCCCAACACCTCGGACGCGTTGCTGCGCATCGGCGACCAGGTCACGCTTTATGATCCCGTCACCGCGACCGAGACCAAGCTCGACAGCCTGACCACGTCGCGCGACGTGGTGACCACAATGGCCACCGAGCGCGTGACCGTGGCGCTCCCGAGCACGGCCGGCCTGGCCATGTTCGTCGGCCGCTACCCCGGTGCTTATTCCACCTGCGACACCGGGGCATCCGATCGCATGTACGTGCTCGATATGGCCGTGGGCTATGCGGATAAAGTCGACCGGCGTCATGCCTTATCCGTGCGGCCGAGCCTGACGCCGGTTTCTATCGGGTCCACTGCGGTGTCGAGCCCCGGCACGCGCGGCCACGGCATCTTCCTGGGGCACCGCTGGCCTGATGCGTATTCAGAGGCTGCCAGCCTGTTTATCGAGGGCAAGTACCCAGTACCGTCCTCGGCGCGCGACCGGCTCTACCGCAAGACCAAACTCTATGACACGGACCGCCAGGTATTCAGCCGGCGCGACACCTCGACCTTTCTGGGCGCATTCAAATTGGGCGCGGTCCGTCCGCATTACGCCGAGGCGGCCATCGATATGGCCCGCACGTCACCGGCCCGGGCCGCCTTCTGCGGCCGGCCCCTGTTCCGGCGATTTGCCTGCGCGTTGGACGCCCAGGCCTGGATTAATCGCATGCGCCGCATCGGCAAGATGGCCGTGCGCCTGTCGGACCGTGTCCTCGTCTCGACGGCCAACCGTCACTGCCTCCAGGCCAGCGAGTCCGTCACATGCGGTGCCGCCGTCTGCGGCGCGTATCAACTTGAAGCATTTTAGGGGGATAATATCATGGAAAAACTTGTCATTTTCCGCGACCGGCAGGAGTTGCAGGCGGCGGATCTCAACAACATTGAGACCTACGCCGATACTGCATTCGCGCATATCGTCATGGACGCCATCACTTCCGAGCGCATGTTCGTCGGTTTGGGGGTCACCCAGCATTCGGCCACCGAGATCGATGTGGCCGCCGGCCGGCTCTGGGACGGCGTCACCGGCAAGCGCTACGCCAAGGACGCCTCCGAGACGATCTCGCTATTTTCCTATTTGCCCGTTACCGACAAAAAATACCTCAATATTTCCGTGATCGGCCAGGAGACCTCCACCGACCAGGAGCCGCGCGACTATTTGACCGACCTGACATCCGGCACCACCGAGCCCAAAAGCGTCTACATGACCACGGCCCGGCAGGTGGCCATCCTCATCACGGCCGGGCTCGAATCGACCGGCCCGCAAAAGCCGGACGCGCCGACCGGCTACCTCACCACCGCCTATGTGCTGCTCAATGCGTCCGGCATCGTCAGTATCGAGCTGGCCAGCAACAAGGCGTTGATGCGGCTCTACGACGTCTACCAGGCCGTGCTGTCCCAGGCAGACTGGATCACCTCCGCCGCGCCGAAATTGTCCAGTCTGCAAACGGACATTGCCGCCCTGGCCGCCAAGCTGGCCAAGCTGGCCACGGCCTCGCCGCTGCTGCTCAAAGTCGTTACCGATGTGGCCGAGATCATGGATCGCATGCAGCTCGCCACGAATTACAAGGATTACGAGGCTGACAACTATTTGGACAAGGATAAGTCGGCCACCACGAACTCTGAATTTTATGCTCGGGTGGAGGAAGGGGTGCGCTTCCCTTGGGCTGGCCAGACCGAGCAGCAGATATCCCTTTCCAATCCGCTGGATACGGCCGTCGCCTCCTATAACGGCCTGCTACTGCCGGCGAACAGCAAGAAGGCCAGGCTTTCCCTTGACGGCTATGTGGCGAATCTGTCCCTTTCCCAGTACCAATACAGTCCGCAAAATGTTCGGCTCCTCACCAGGACTATCAGGCGGACGCGGTACAGCGCCGCACAATATGTCTGCACCAACGGGGCCGAATGGTCGGATGCCTCGGCGGCGACGGTTGTCCAAGAAGTGTTTGAGGGCACTATCCCCGACGGGGTGTCCCTTGGGAGCACGAGCGGCACCACTTCCAATGTGACCCAGAACATCCCCGGGCATGTCGTGACCCGCTATCAATCATACTGGGTGGACACCTGGAGTGAGAACTACTGGGGGGTTGATTCTACGACACATTCGGTGAATGGCAGTCTGGTCGCCCAAACGTTCCTCAACAGCCAAAACGGTTGGTTGCGTAGTGTCGGCTTGACGTTCAAGGCCATTGGCTCTGACGGTGCGGTCAATCTGCTGCTGTGCAATGTGTCCGATACCGGCGAGCCGCTGGTGGACGAGGTGCTGGCTATGGCCACGGTGGCTGTCGGCGACCTCAAGTCCAGCGGCGAAACGGATTTCGAGTTCACCGAGCCGCCATTCCTGGAGCCGGGCAAGCGGTATGCCATTGTGATTGTTACCGGCGGCGCGCACAGCATCGCACTGGTGGATGGCACCGAGTACAGCCAGGGCACCATTTTCTACAGCACGGATGGGACGTATTTTACCGGCGACCTCACCCAGGACTTTATGATGACGCTGTATTACGCCAGTTTCAGCGCCGCCCGGGCCGTAGTCGAGCTGGCTCCCATCTCGCTTTCGGACGGCATTGCCGGATTCGACGTGCTGGCCCAGACCGTCATCCCTGCATCGGGATCTTTGACCTACCAATACCAGCCGACCGGTTCCAGTGACTGGACCGATATTGCTGATGGCACGGCCGATAGCCTGCTTGGCCTGCCGGCCATGTGCCGGCTGCGCGCCGTCTTTCTGGGCTCGACCGATGCCATGCCCGGTCTGGGCATGACCGGGTCCAAATTCCGCGCCCAGCGTGCCGCGACCACATTCCGGCATATCAGCACAGTCCGGACCCTGGACGCGGCCAGCACGGACATCCGCGTGATCCTGCTCCTGGAGGGGTGGGACGCCAGCAAACACACGTGCGTCTGCTCGCTGCTCTCCGGAGGCGCGACGATCGCCGCGTCGTCGCATGTGGATGAGGTTATGACGGATAAGAGCATCCGCCGGACATTCCTTTTCGCTCCGGCGGCGGGCATCAGCAGCTACAATATCGTGATCGACGGCACGACCACCACGGCGCTGGATTGTTTCCACGTGGCCAAGCGTATCGATATGGCGCTGTAAAAGAGGACGTCATGACCCTTGACCTCGAAAAATACACCTGGACGGACGGCCAGACGGCCCTGTCGGCCGCCGAACTGAACGCCCGGTTTTATGCCATCGTCCGCCGGCTCCACGCCCTGGAACAACTCTCCATTGATTGGTCCAGCTCCATCAGTGAAGTGCAAAACTACGGCCTGGCGCGCATCAACGACGCGGTGCAGCCGCTTATCGACGGTCTCAAGGTCGACCTCACCAATCTGATCGCCCAGGGCACGGCTGATCTGGCCAGCCAGTCGGCGGCCGTGGACGCCAAGCTGACCGATGTCGATACGCGGATGGCGTCGGTGGAGTCCATCATCAACGCCGCCGCTGCCAATCTGGCGACGCATGCGGCCCGCACGGACAACCCGCACAAGGTCACACTGGCCCAACTCGGCGCGGAAGACCCGGCGGGCAACATCCTCCCTGGGAGCGTCATCGCCTTCTCCGGCACGTTTGGCGGCGCCGACAATCGCCATCCCATCCCGCGCGGCGGTACGGAGCCGAATACGGGCTGGCTCTTGTGCGACGGTGGCGATGATGGCGCCGGCGGTACGGTACCGGATTTGCGCGGGCGGATGATCCTCGGTGCATCCGACGCGCACCCGGCCGGTAGCACGGGCGGGGCGGAGACCCATACGCATAGCGTCTCCGGTAGCGTGGGCGCGACCACGCTTACGGAGTCGCAGATGCCATCGCACCATCATAACATACATTCCAAAACCGATACGGGTCCTACTATACCGTCGGTCTTCATGAGCAGTGGGGAAGACCTGTCCACGCGCGACCTCGTAACGCAATACACCGGCGGCTCCCTGGCCCATAACCACAGTTTTTCCGGCTTGGTTGATGCAGCCTACAACCTTCCGCCATATTACGCGATGGCATACATCATCAAACTTTAATGGAGTAATTACATATGGCAAATACAGTAACCGTTGTCCCGTCGGACAACATTATCATCGTTGATGGCGAGTCACTGCGTTTTGAGTTTGACGCCCCAGCAAATATCCACGCCATCCAGTGGGACGGCCAACAGGGCCACATTGAGTACACCGATGGCCCAAACGAGGTACTCACTGCATCCAATGCAACAATCCAGGGGTTTGTTGATTTGTGGCAGGCCGAAAAGGCCAAAGTAGAGCAGGCGGCGGCCGCAGCCCAGGCCGAATACGACAGCGAGTCCGCCAAGTTTACCCGGCTCCGCACCGCACGCGATACCCGGCTTGCGGCCACGGACTATCTTCTGATGTCCGACTACCCCATTGCTACGGAGCAGCTGACCGCCGTCATGGCCTACCGCCAAGCCCTGCGCGACCTCCCCAGCCAGTCCGGCGCGCCTTGGGACAGCGGCGGCGAGGCCACGCCCTGGCCGACGGCACCGAGCGTATAAGTGGAGCAGGCATGCCGGCTGGACCCCGTTCCACTGGCCCGGCGCAATTCCCCGCGCGGAGCAGGGGGAATTTCTCAAACTAACTTACACAAATTCCCAAAGTAAATTGCGCGTTCTACCGGCGTGTGCCGGATGTGGGCGATGGGATGCGGTCTCCCACGCCCGTAGGGGGGGGGCTTGGAAATAAAAAACCCGGGCCTCTTTCGAAGCCCGGGAATGTCGTCATCTGGCGGAGAGGGAGGGATTTGAACCCTCGAACAGGGTTTAAGCCCCGTTACCCGCTTAGCAGAACAGCTCGATATTATTGATAATTATTCTCTCCGAATCATTTCAGGATGTTACCTCGCGCTCAAGTCGGCTCATGAAGGCCCATTTTCGCCCAGGTAGGTCGACGATTAGGTCGATAATCGGGTCGAGAACAGGGTAGGTCGACAGCGTTCGGTACATTTTTTGATCAATTCAAGAGGGTTAACGATTCGGGATTTATGGGACGCACGCTTTCGAGCAACAGGGCAATTCCGCAATTGGCAACGGAACCAAGTAAAGTTCATGGGATTTTTGTTCGATTCCAGGCAATGACTCAAAACATCGCCGTATGGGGATTCAGTCCTATTTATCGTAACATGTTGAATTTGCTGATAACAAAAGAAAAATATAAACACCTGTTAGCGTCGTGAAAGGACTTCCATGATGATGCGTACTTCACCTATATTTTTAGCCAGTTAAATCCAGGCAGGTCCGGTCAAATCCGACCGATTCCGACCAGATTGACCTACTCGTCAGTTGGTCATAAACGCTTCTAAGAGAATTGAAGTTATATTCAGCTGAATTTACTTGTCAGCCAAAAAATTAAATATCGGAATACTCTCTGACCCACTCAAATTTATGTGGATCTTTTTTCAATAGGTATTCACTTATGGCTTTACGATCTTCTGTTGATGATTTATGTAATGCGTCCTTTATAGAATTTGATTGCGCACTGTCGTCAGCACCTAATTCCATAGCCTTCTCAAAATAATTATCACCCTGAGTAAGATTGCCTTTTGAATAGCATATGCCACCGAGAAGATTGTAAGGGTAATAGG